GTTGGTGCGGTTGTCGATAAACTGCATCAACTTGAATTTTGCCAATTAAGACCCATCCTCACACCAGAGGGTGGCATCATGGTACGTAATATAGAAACTTGTCTTTGGAAAGATCCGTTATCTTGTTCAGCATGGATGACGAATGAGGAAGGGAAAGCTTGGATGGCCGCAGTGGGAACTGGAGGGCTGTCTTTGGCTGGCGGAATACCCATCCTTGATTCGTTTTATCGCATGATGTTGAGATGTGCCGATGGCGTTGAGCCACGGCCCTACACCCTCTCTGAGCTGGGTGAAGGAAAACGGATGCTGGAAAAAGGAATGCATCGTCGCGGACTGGTCGTAGATGACAGTACGCGTATCCAAGTTGAGGAGTCCTGGGGGATTTCTTACGAGAGGCAAGTTAGTCTAGAGGAATATTATGATAACATGGTGAATATCAGTGATATATTTATACACCCAGAAGAGTACACAAATTTGTCAACCTATTACCTATATAGGGAGTGTACGCAACCAGATCCCATGGGGTTGCTTATTTAGAGGCCCAAAACGGTGCAGTCGATGCTGCTTAATAGTTCCGTACTAAACAAAATGTCGAGAGACTATACGGCGCCGCCGCATGAACGCGGTAATAAGTGATATATAGTCCAGCTGGTCGCTGGATCCCATACAGACCAACATATCTACCCTCTCGGTTTACCACCGAGAATTTGAACAAACAATTACTTTCCGCTACCACGGTGCTTACTGTGGTCCCGGTTGGTCAGACAATAAATATCAAAGTTCCGTTGTAGGTTCAATCGAACCCATTGACGACTTCGACAGTACGTGTAAAGAACACGACGCTAGTTACGCAACTTCTGGCCCCAATTCGACTGCAGATTACATATTTGCAAGGCAGAATTTTGACGCCACAGATCCTAAACGATTTATTGCTGGATCACTTGTGGGAACACAAGGAATGCTCCGTGACTTTCTCAATCCTTTACCAAACTTAGAAGGCTCCTTAGAGAAGCTTCAGCTCAGAGGAAATAAAAGTATCAGACGTTTACCAAAACCTGATAATTTCGCTGAATCATCACCCGGAATTACTAACCCCGTGGAACTATCAATTATGCCACCTAAAACAAGAAACAATGGCGCAAAGAAAGCGTCGCGGAATGCGACGTCGCGCAAGACGAACAAGACTGCGAACATCGTTCGCACCGTTACCCCTCCTACTTCGATTGGTACGATTTACAGTAGCAGCGCTCAACCGGCTCTGCGCTCAATCGCAAATGGAGTAGTGGTCAGCGGTACTGACTTGGTGACAACTTTGATTACGAACACATCTTCCTCCTGGGAGCTGGCGGGCGCAATTGAGTTTTCACCAACCTTCTTTGCTGGGACACTCGTGGCACAGTACACTAGACTGTTTGAAAGATTCCGTATCTTATCGATCAGCGTGCACTACAGACCGTGTTTGTCAACCTCAACCAGTGGCGAAGTGATGCTCACGTATCAACCGAATCCGTATGAGTCCACCAGAGACTCTTCGAATACGGCGTTCG